CGGGCGCGGCGAATGGCTCGCCCCAACACGTCATACTGGCGTTGCAAAATAGACACGCTGCTGGCTAAATTGCGCGTACCACCCAGCACCGAGCCAATAGCCGCCAATGTGCCGCCTAATACCGCGCCAATCTTGATGGCTATTGATAATTCTGCCGCCATGCTTTATCCTTATGAAACCGAATAATTTTTTAAAGAAAGAAACAAAATGCTTGCTCTGATTGGTGTACTTGCTTTTGCCTTTGGCGCGCTGGCGGTGGTGGCAGTTGCCATAGGCGCAGCATGGGGTGGCTACTATGTGCTACGCGATGCAGCAGGGCTATTCAAAGAAGCTGCGCTGCTTATCCGCCACATGGCTCAAAAACACTAACCCTTCCGATACCGCTCCTTAATTTGCCGATTGGCTTCGTCTAGCCAGTCGGCAAATTCGTTGATGGGCAGCTCGTAAATTTCCTGCACGCTCCACCCAAACCACCACGCCACATCGGCGCAGGCGGAAAGCAGCGTAGCGTTAAGCGTCTGCTGCGGTTTCAGGCTGCCCTTCGTCTTCGGCGCGAAAGGTGGCTTGAATGCGCTCCAAATCTTTTAAATCCAGCATATCCAAATCTTCGGGTACTAGCCCCGTAATCTGCGACACCAACGCCAAGCCCTGCTCTGCTTCGCTGGTAATGTGCACCACGGCACGCAAGTCGCCCACGCGCGGGCGGCGCACAGTTACTTTTTCCAGCACCTGCCCCGTTGCCAAGCGCACGGGGTAGGCAAGTTCAATCGTGGTTTCGCCGTTGAGGGCTTGGGTGAGTTGTTTTGCGGTGGTTGCCATGATGGTTTCCTTGTCTTAAAGGGGTTAAAAACAGGACAAATTATCGTTTCAGGCTGCCTCAACGGCTTTTAACGCGCATTAAAAAAACCAATCTCTCCTTGTTGGAAAGATTGGTTTTGCTGTTTCAAGCAACCTGAAAGTTACGCACCAATATTCTTGCGGAACTGGCTCAACGCATCCACACCGCCCACGCGGTACACATTGGTAAAAGCGTTGTAGTACAGGGTTTCGCGCCCCGCAATCACCATGCGGATTTCGTGTGCTTGGAAAGTGGTCGGGTGTTCGGATTTCTCCTTGGGTTTAAATGTGCCAACCGCATTTTTGCTGAACATCACGGTCGCGGTTACCACCACAGGCACTTCCTCTTTTAACCCCTGCGCGTTAAAGGTTTGCAGATTGCCGCGCACCATCAGCGTGGCGGCTTTAAAGGGATGGTAGGCTTTTTCGGCAACGGCGGGGTAGATGCTGTTCCATGTGATTTCGCCTTCCAAGGCTTCCACGCCGCTGGGCAGCTTAATCGTGCCGACCATGCCCAAGCCTTTGTGCTCGTCTTGGGCGATTTCTATTTCGGGCATTTTAAACTCGGCAGCCTGCCCCATCAGGTTGTTGCCGTTGAGATAGACATTGGCGTTGTAGATGACGTTGATTTCGCTCATGTTGATTTCCTTTTAGTGATTGGCGGATTAGCTGCTGGACACCAAGTTCGCCAAGTATTTGCGCGTCATCACGCTGGTATTGGTGGCGCGCTCCATCGGCAGCTTGGGCGTGTATTCGTACACAATCGGCACTTGCCCTTTGGAGAACGCGTCCACAAGGTCATAGTCGTAATCCAAGTTTACGGTAAAGCCAACAATGGATTGCAGCGTGCCAAAATAGGTGCGGTAGCCCGCCAACAGCGTATCCAGCAGGGCTTCGTCTATCGGCAAGTCCATGTATTGCAGGTCGAAGCGGCGCAGGCTCTCGTCGATCACATCGCCTGTGCGCTGCGCGGTTTCAAAGTTTTTGATGTGCGACACGCTGGGGAAGCACGCCAAGCGGTTGCCCCATAGGCGGTAGCCTGTGCCGTAGCTGTTAAACACGGTGGTAATGCCTTTTTCGTTCAGGCGGTTGGTTTCGGATTGCGGGTCATCCACGCGGGCGGTCAAGCCGATTTCCAAGCCTGTTACGCCTGAAAGCTCGCGGTTGGAAATACTGAACCAGTAGCCGTGTTCCACATCGGTTTTCATGCGCAAGCCTGCGGCGTGGGTGGCTAGGCTTTCTACGCCGAGCAGCCCGACAACGTGTGGGAAAAAGAGCTGAACGCGGTCGCTGGATGTGTTGAAGTTGATGCTGCCCAAATTGCCGCGCCCTGTAATTGCTTGGCTCAATGTGGTGCCGCGCGGCGCGTCCACATAAGCAATGGCGTTCAGGTTGTCCGCCAGCGTAATCAGCGCGGCGGCGCAGGTGGCGGTGCGGTTAAACTCGGGCGCGATGATGATTTTGGCATCCGCGCCAAAGCGGTTAAAGCCTTCTTTCACCAGCTCCATGCCCGTGCGCTTGCCCGTTGCCGCCACATAGCCGCCGATGATGTCGGCTTCGGTTACTTTGGCGGGGTCGGTGTAGCTGTAATCGGCGGTGGGTGTGGTGGGCAGGGTTTTGAATTGGATTTCGCCAGTAATCAAATCGTTTACCACATAATCGCGCCCTTCCACCAACGCGCCGCCGTTGCCGTTGAGCGTGTAGCTGCCTGCTTGGATGGCGCCGTGCGCGGTGCGGGCGATGAGCGTGTCGGGGTCTATAGTTAAGGCTTCGCCTGTTACGCTGGATTTGTGTTTGTCGGGGTCGCACACGTTGACCACATAGGCGATGCCCGATTGGTAGCGCGTCCAAATATGGGCGGCATCGGGCAGCGTGAAGCCTTTGCCTGTGAGCGTGCCGAACTGGGCGAAGTCTTTGGCGGTTTGGCATAGGGTTAATTCATTGACTGCACCTGCGGGGGCAGTGCCGATGATGGCGGTAATCGCGCCGTCAACGGTGTAAACGGGGGACGAGCCGCCGTCAATGCGAATGGTTTCTGAACCGTGGTGGAATGCTGCTGCCATCTGTTTCTCCTATGGCGAGTGGATTTTAGGGTTTGGGTTTTAACTGGGGATTGAGCGGTTCGCCGCGCTGCCGATGCAGCGTGTGCACAAAGGTGGTTAGGTTTTCAGGCTGCCTGCGCTCTACCTGCTGGGTTTCGGTTTGCACCGTAAGCGCGTATTGCCACGCGCCTGCGTTTTCGCTTAAAAACTGCTCGCGGATAAGGTGGCAGGGCAGGCAGTTGGGCGGGGCAAAACCCACGATGGCAAGGCGCACTTCGTCCAAGATTGCCAACGCGCCGCTGTCGCCGTGCAGGCTCGCGCCGATAACGGTTAATTGCAGCGTAATGTTGCGCTGCTGGGCGATGTTCCCCAAGCCTTCAATCGCCGTGAACTGGCTGCTCTGATACGCCACCAGCACCGCGCCAACAGGGTGGATAAACTGATAATCGGCGGGTCGTTCGGGGAACTCGTCCACCTGCACCCACGGAATCGCCTGCTGCAAATGGTCGCGCAGCGCGTCAATAATCGGCTGGGTGGCAGACATCAGTAGCCGCTCCAATCGTGCTTCGCTCCCGCGCGAACGTGATACGCGCCGCGCTCGGGCTGGCGGGGTTTGTCGGCGGTATCGATGCCGATGTGGATTTTGCCATCGCGGATTTGTTCCAGCGTTTTGAGCGTGGCTTGATAGGCGGTTTCCAGCGTTTTGGGGAAATCGGCGCGGTTAATCCGCCGCGCGTGCAAAAAATGTCGCGCAATGTTGATGCACAGCGGCGGCAGAATGGTGGGCGTTTGCGCCAAGGGCAACGAATAACGTCCCGCCAAATAGCCGTCCACCAAGTCGCAGGCGTAGGCAATCGCCGTCTGCACGATTTCGCCGTTTGGCTCGGTGGCGCGTGGCTCATCGTTGGTCAGCTGCACCAGCTCGGCTTTGCTCATGGCACGGGCTAGGTCATCGGCGTTGATGTACATAACGGTTTACTCCGCTTTGCTGTCTTTGCCGCGTTTGGGTTTCTCGGTTGGCTCGGCGGCGGTTTCAGGCTGCGTGGCAGACGGCTCGGTGGCAGCGGGTTCACTTGCAGTTTGTGCAGTTTCAGGCTGCCCTGTTGTTTCGGGCGTGCCAGCAGGTGTAACGTGCGCCGCCACTTGTTCATACTGCGCATCGCTCAATTCCACCACTTCGCCGCGCTCCACGCGGTAATCCGTGCCGTCATCGGCGGTCAAAATCAGCGGGGTGTTGGCAAGATAAAATTTCGTCATGGCTTAACCTTTCAACAACACAGCAATCACATCGCCCGCCGTAGTGGCAGCGGTTACGGCATAGCCTGCGGCTTGGGTCTCGCCCGCCACCGCGCAGCCGTTGGCATCGGACGCGACTTTCGCGCCTGCGGCAACCACGCCGCCCGCTTCCACCAACACAATGCCCACGCATTCCACGCCCATCGTGTCGCCCTTGTCGGCATCGCGCGGCGACACGCCCAGCACAGGCGCGGCGGCTTTGGCTTGCTTGCCATCAAAGCTAATAAAGCGGTTCGCCACAATCGGCGCAGCGGCTTGGGTGGTGGTTACCAGTACCACTTTTTTCGTTGGGGTCATCTTTTCTTTCCCTTTCTTTCAGGCTGCCTAAACCATTTCAGGCAGCCTGAAAACATCAATCAAATGCTTAAACAGCCTTGTCAAACAAGAACCCGCACGCGCCGCCGACAGCCGCGACTTTGCGAATATCGGTATAGCGGGCGTATTCCACTTTGCCGCCGTTTTGTTCAAAGCGGTCAACCACAGGCATACCCTTGCGGCGGAAGGTGTAGCCAAAGGCAGGCTCGCCTTCATCATTGCCTGTGCTGTGCACGGTTGGGCGCACAATCAGCGCGGCAAACTTGCCCCACACATCATGAGTTTGCTTGTTCGGCGCAGGCGCGGAAACAGCGTTGCCGATGATGACCTCGTCCACTTCAAACAAGATTTTCAGCAAATCCAGCGTAATCAATTTGCGCTCGCCGCTGCCCAGCATCGCTTGCAAGGCAGGGTGGTACGACAGCGCGTGCGCCACGCTTGCGCCCAGCACCAGCACATTGGGCTTCACACCGCACGCCGCGCGGACGGTTTCTTTCGCGTCCGCCACATCTTTCACGGGGTTGGCGTTAGCATCGCTCCATTGGGTTGCGGCAGACAAATCCTTGTAATGACCGCTTTCATAAGACTGTCTGGCTTGCAGCAACGCCGCCGCTTCCAATTCCTGCCGCAGCTGCACACCCATCACCGCGCGGCGCGTGGCTTTGGTTTGCTCATCAAACAGGCTTTCGGCGCGCTCGCGGTAGTCCACGCCCACCATCAAATCGTGCTCTTCCAGCACAATCGGCAAATAATGCGGCGTATCCAGCGTAATCACATTGCTGGTCGCGCCCACCGCGCGTTCGGTTTCGTATTCCACAAACGAGCCTTTGCCGAACTTGGGCACTTTCACGCCTTCTTTATCGGTAAACACCACGGGGAACAGCTTTTCGCCGATAAACTCGGCTTGCTTGTAGCCCAGCGCAAGGTTGGTTAAAACGGGGTCAATCTGCCCGCGCAGATTGCGTAAATGGGAAGTGCTCATCAGGTTTCCTTTATGCAGGGGTTATTGGACGGTGCGGCGTGCCGCTTCTTCGTAGGAGATGTTTTCGCGTTTTGCCAACGCAAGGGCGCGTTCATGGTGCGATTGCGCGGCGGGGTCGGCGTATTCGCCAAAGTCGCTGCTGCCTGCGGGCGACGGGTTGGCTTTATCGGCGGTGGCAATTTCGCCGGCTGCCAAAATCGGCTTACCGCCGCGCAAAAAATCTTTCAGCGCGTCCGACAGCTTTTTGCCTTCGCCAAAATCAGCGGGCGCGGCTTCGGGGTAATCGGCAAAATCCAGCACGGCAACGATTAAATCTTTGTCGGCGGGTTTCAGGCTGCCTGCTTTAATCAAGCCTTCGGCAAAATCGGCGTTTTGCTTATGTGCCTCATCGCGCAGAGATTTTTCCTGCTCGGCTTGCAACTTCGCCAATTCTTCGCGGGCTTGCTTGGCTTCGGCTTCGGCTTGCTCACGCGCTTTGCGCTCGGTTTCTAACTGTTGTTCGGGGGTCATGGGGTCGTCCTTATCACGGGGTTCAGAAAAATTATTCGGCACAGCTTCGGGTTCAGGCTCGGGCGGTGGCGCAACAGCTTCAATTTGCCAGTCGGGCAGCACGCGGTCGGCGGTTTCTAAGCCGTCTTTGCCAATCAGCCACTCACGCAGATTGCGTAACACACGCGCCAATACCCAATCGCTCTCGCCAAAAGAAACTACGCCGTCTTCATCATCGGCAAAATCAATCGCCGCCAGCCCTTTCACGGCGGGCGGGTGTGCGCCCAAAAAGCCAACGTGGCGCAGATACCAATTTTCAGGCTGCGGGTTACTGGGGTGGTTCGGCGGGTAGAAGCTGGCGGAAACTTTTTTGTATCGCCCTTTGCGTACTAATTCGGCAAAGTCGTCGTCCACTTGGGCGAAGTCGGCATACAGCGTGCCGTTCTCGGCTTTCAGGCTGCCTACCCAACCATAGGCGGGCGCGTTCAAACTCGGGTGTCCGACCACAATCGGGGCTTCGTGCTTGTTTGGGGAATAGTGGCTGGCAATCGCGGCAACCTGTTCGGGGGTAATGGTAATCGTGCGCCCGTTGTTGTCCGTGCGAGTGCCAGCGCGAAAGATTTCATGGCGCATGGCGGTGTCTCGTGGGTTTGGTTGCGGTGGATTATGCGGATAGGCAGCCTGAAAAACTTTTAACGCGCATTAAAAAAAGCAGCCTGAAAACGGCTGCGGGCAAAAATCGCGCTCTGTTGCGTTTTAAACGCGTTTAAGGCGCGGGATAGGCAAACGCTCGTTTGAGTGGTGCATCGCGCTGCTGGGGTGGTCTGTTTTGGTCTAATCGCTATTTTTGCCTTAAAGCCAGATTGCGCGGCGAAAAAAATCGGCGCGTGGGGGAAACGCGCCGTGTTGGTTGGGGGAAAACGGGGAAATGTTTACTCATCAAAAATGCTCCTTTGCCGTGCCTGCGCATCGGCAGCGCGGGCGCGTTTGATGATTTGATAAATCTGTTGGGTGGCAAGGTTGTATTTTTTCGCCAGCTGCTGGTGGTTTCTGCCGTCAAACTCCGCCCAAATCTGTTTGTCGCGCTCGTCCAGCTCGCCACCTGTGTTTTTCGGGAAATAGATAATCTGCCCGCGCCAGTTGTCGGTGAGATAGCGGGCGAGCTTTTTGCTGATTTGCACGGCGGTCGGGCGGTTGATATGCGGCACGCTTGCCAGTAGGCAAGCGGTGGCTTGGTCTTCCAAATCAGCAATCAGCTCGGGAATGCGGCTGTCTGCCATATTGTGTCCTTTCGTTTTTTGCAACGTTGTTTCAAAAATGTTTTGATAAACAATATTTTATCAAGTTTCAGGCTGCCTGAAAATGCCCCGCGCGGCGGGGGTGGATTGGGCAGGCGCAAAAAAGGCGGGGTTTAAACCCGCCGTGATCTGCCATATCAATCTCTGCTTAACCAATTTTTCAGCCGCTCAATCAAGCGCGATTGGATATTGCCGTTTTCGCGCCATGTTTCGCCGCCGTGCTTGGCGCAAAAGCTGTGCAAGGCATGGTCGGTGTTGTGGCGCACTTTGCCCTCGGTGTATAGCTTTTTCCACAAATCGCGCAGCTTGTCATATTGCGTGGCAAAGCCCTGCCATTCCTCGGCGCGGCTGGGCGATTGGCTCACTTCAAAGCCCTGCGCTTTCATGTGGCGCAGCACCAATTCCAGCTGCGCCACGTTTAACCCTTTGCTGCTGGTGGCTTTGCCTTGCGACACAATAGCCAGCATGGTGCGGTACTCACCCTCGCTCATGCCCACTTGTTGCTTGGCAATGTGGATTAGGCGGATTAGGTTGGCTTTTTTGTTCAATAATCGGCTCATAGCTCGCTCCTAAAAAGGCAGCCTGAAAAGCGGAAATGCGTTTCAGGCTGCCTGCGGTTTATCTGACTGCGTCTTTCAACGCCTTGCCTGCGCTGAATTTAGGCGATTGGCTCGCGGGTATCGTTATCGCTTCGCCTGTTTGCGGGTTGCGCCCCTTACGTTCGGCGCGGTCGCTGACCTTAAACGTGCCAAAGCCGATGATGGCTACTTCGCTGCCTTGCGAGAGCGCATCAATCACGCTGGCGCAAAACGCATCCAGCGCATCACCCGCTTTGGCTTGCGACAGCCCTGCGCGGTCGGCGATTTGTTTAATCAGTTCGGATTTATTCATGGTGTTACTCCTGTTGGTAAAGTTTTAAAAGGGGCGGATTTGCCGCTCCGCCGTTGCGGGTTTTTGGTTTTCAGGCTGCCTGAACTTTTACCTGAATTTTCTCAAAATCTTTTTGGACTGTTTGCTCTGACCACTCCTGCGCTTTTTCCAACGCTGCTTCATAGCTTTCCGCGTATAACCATTTGTAATAGCTGTAACCCCAACTGGCCGAGTAGCATTCAGGTGTGCCGCTGGTAATAACAGGCTGCTCTATTAAAACAAGCCAGCCATATAGTCCGTTATCGCACAACAGAGGATAAATCTCATCACGCTCATCATCATTTATCATGTCTCGTAAATAAGTGGCTTGTTGGGGAGGTAAAGGGAAAATTTCCGCATGGCTAACATCCATCTCTTCTATAAATTCCTCTAAATCCCAACACAAATTGTCATTCTGCGCGGCGAGATGGATGATTTTGCAGACATGAAAATGTTTGTCAGCAAACTGTTCTGCCCATTCCTGATTAGTGGTCGTGATGCCTAGTGCAGCTTCGTCTAAGATAGGTAAATTTGGATTATTTCGCTGTTCAGCAAGCCATTTTTCGCCGTATTGTTTGGCTTCTTCTGGTGTATCAAAATAGCCGCCAATAACTATGCCACGCGCAAATGGCGCAAATTTTTGCTTACTGGTTTCCAAGTTAATCGCCGTACTAATTTCCAGCGTGCCTTTCATGGCAAAGGCAATTTTTTCTTCTTTGGTGGCACTTTTTAGCCATTCTTTTTGAGTGTAATTTAGGTTCATCATTTAGTTTCCTTTTAGGTGGTCAAACCCCCGCAAAATCCAACACTACTTGCTCATACTTCCCAGTCGCCTCATTGCGCTGGTAGTAGCGAATGTACTCGCGCGTCGCCTGCGTATGCAGGCTATCGGCAATCGCCTGCATGGCGCGTTTCCACTTATCATCGTCAATTTCCAGCTTGCGCAGTTCTAACACCTTGCGCACGTTAATCTTACCTTCCTTGCTCACATCAAACGCTTGCAGCACAAAGGTTTTTAGCTCCGCGCGGCTATCCTGCGTCCACTCGTTCAGGCACTCGTCAATCAACGCCTTGGCAGCTTGCAACCGCTCGTCAAAGTGCAGCACATCGGCTTGGGCGATGACAATGCGCAGGTTGCCGTCAAAGCTGGTCAGCATGGTGTTGCCTTTCACGCTGCGCTTCGCGCCATACTGCTCCACGCTCAAATCAATAAAGGCGTTGGCATCTGCCATTTGCTGCGCTTTCAACTCTTTCATCTGTTCGCGCAGCGGCAGGACTTGCGCGAAGGCTTCGCGGATAAAATCATCACGCGCCAAATCAATCGGCTTCATGTTGGCAATCGGCACAAGATTGCCGCGTGCATCTTGGCGATATTGTTTTAAATCAAGGTCTTTCATGGTGTCTCCTAAAATTTCTTGGACTGGGTTAATCGGTTCAACATCTGCCGCACCCGCTCTTGCGCGGCTTGGCGTTCGGCTGCGCTGGGCGGATTGCGCTTGTTTTCCAGCAGCCCTGCTACGGGCAGTTCGCGGCGCGGTGGTATCAAGTGGATAAGCTGGGCGGGCTGCGCCCATCTATCGGCTTGGCGGATTAGGCGGCGAAAGGCAGCAGGCAGGCGTTCGCTGTCGGTTTCAAGCTGCCACGCCCATGTGGTCGGCGTTAGCGCTTCCTCCCACACGGCGGCAACGGCGCTGATGGCATCGGCGGGCGGCGAGCCTTGCAGACGCAGCACCAGCAGCTTTTGCAAGCCTTCAATCATTTGGTTGTACGCCCAGTCGGGCATCTTGCGTGGGGCGGTCATCGGCGTAGTCCTTGTAAAGTCATCGCTGCATTCAATGTTTGACTACTTTCAGGCTGCCTTTGCTCGGGCGAGTCGGGCAGCGTTTGCAAGCCTTGCCCTTGCCAGCCGCTGATGACTTCGTAGAGATAGCCGTGCGATTTGAGCGGCAGTTTCAGGCTGCCTGTGTTGCGCCGCGCCAGCAGCTCGCGGAAGCCGTAAAGCCATGCTTCGGGCGGGGCGGGATATTCCAAACCGTTGCGGCTGATTGCGCCGCGCTCCATATCGGGCAGCAGCTCGCCCAGCAGTTTTGCCATGCGCTCAAAGGTCAGCGCGGTTGTGGCGGGGCGGAATAGCGCAATGTATTGCACCGCCAGCTTGCCCACTTCGCCGCCCACCTGCGCCGCCGCCCACACCACTTGGCGTGCGCCCTCATGGGCAATCAGCGCATCTAGGCTGTTTTCTGCGCCGCAGCAGGGGCAACGGGTTTTCATACTGCCTCCGCTTCTTTTAGGCAGCCTGAAAAGTTGTTTGCCGTTGCTAAGCCATGTAGCGCGGCGTAAATCGCATCGTTTTCGTGGCTGTATTCGGGCATTGCACCGTAGAGCAACACGCCATCATGGTTGGTAATATCGCAGCCGAGTTTGCCATGCTCTTGCGTGATGCGGATTTCCAAGCTGTATTCTTTGATGACATTCATTCGCCGTCCTCCAAGAATGCGGTCGGGTAACGCGCCTGCACGCGGTGCATGGCGGCTGCCACGCTGTAAAACGTCTCTGCGTTTTTGCCGTCCAATTGCAGCACGGCTTGGTTAGCGGCGGGTCGGTAGTCAATCGCGCCAATCGGCAGCGGGTCGTGGGTGTGGCTGGGTAGGTAAATGGTGTAGCGCATCATGGTTACTCCTGATTGGGTTGGGGTTCTAACACCACCCCTGCGGTAGGGTCTTGCTGCCACAAGGTGGCTAGGGCAAAGGCTTCGCTTTGCGTTTGGCAGGCATAATGCAAACGTTGCAGTGCATAGCGGGCGGCGTGGTCGGCGGGGTATTGGCTGGCGGGCGGCGCATGGTGCAGGTTGTCGCAGGTGTAAACGGCGATTTCAGGCTGCCTTGGCGGTTCGCTTGGCACAGCGTGCGCGCTGCGCGCCGCCATGATGCCGAGGGAAAAACACACACCTGCGCTGGCAAATGCCGCCGAACACAATTCACCCAATGTGTAGCTTCTCATCTCACACCCCTTTCACAATATCCGCGTCCACCTTATCAAAACCCAACTGCGCGGCTTCATTCATGGCGGCGGACACCAAATTGTTTACGGCAAGCGGATACAGCAGGCTGTGCTGCTCCAGCCCTTTGCTGGCGCGTGATGTAACCGTCAGCCGCGCGGCAATGGCATCAATCGCATCATCGTTTAGGATTTGGCTGGCATCCGCGCCTACGCGGTCAAATTTGTGTTTCAAATAGCCCGCCAGCTTGCCGTCGGTCAGCGGTTGCAGCGTTACCACTTCGCAGCGTTGCACCACCTCGCGCACATTCGGATTGTTCTCCGAGAGCTTCTGCGCCAGCTCGGTCTGCCCAATCAGCACAATGCCAATCAGCCGTTCAAAGCCGTTTTTCAGTTCAAAAAAGCGTTTCAAGTGTTTCAGCGTGGGCAGCGGCAAGCCGTGCGCCTCTTCAATAATCAGCACGTGCTTGTTGCCCGCCTTGGCGCTTTCAATCAGCGCGTTGTGGATTTGGCGGAACCGCGCTTCAGGACTGCGCTTGGGCGACGTGTTGGGCGATACCGCTTCCAGCACCGCTTCGGCGATATGCACCGCTTTGAGCGTTTTGCCTTTCTGGTCGTTATCCTCCATCGCCAATACATACGGTTCAATCAAAATCACAGGCTTGTTTTCGCGGTTGATGCGGTCTTGCAAGTCTTCGCGCAGGGTGGATTTGCCCGCGCCGCTTTCGCCGACCACCGCCATAAATCCGCCCTGCGTGGCGACTTGAAACATCGCCTCGCGCACATAACGGGCATCGGGGGTTAAATACACATCTTGCGCGGTGCGGATTTCGTCATGGAATGGGTCGCGCGTTAAGCCAAAGTGTTGCCGTGTGGCGAGTGATAAAGCCGATTTTCTTAAAAGCATTTCGTTGTCCTTTTCGGGTTTAGGTTCGTTCTGTGTGGCTGGCGGTTTCAGGCAGTCTGAAACGTCCACGCCCTTGTGTTGGAAATAATCTTGTATCTGCTGGCAAATGGCTGCGCTGCGCCGCTGCGGCGGCTTGCTGTGGTTGAGGAAATTAAGCAGCATGGTTTTGCTAATGCCGATTTCCGCCGCCGCTTGGCGCGAGCTTTTACCAATTTGAGTTAAAACATCGCTGGCTCTCATCCGTGTGTCCCCGTCAGTAATCGCAGCTTCGGCGCGTAGGTGATGCGTGCCAGCACCTCTTCCAGCTCGTTCTCTGCCGCGCCGTTGGGGTACAGCTCTTGCAGCCGCTGCGCTGCTTGCGCCCAATCTCCACCTTGCGCTTCAATGCGCGGTTTCAGCATCTTGGCGAGTTCCACCTTGTTCAACATCGCCGCCTGCACGTCCATGCGGTTGTAATCCATTTGCCGACCACGCTTGGGCACGTAGCCGATTTTTTGATTGCGTTCCA